GGGGGTAATCTTTTTTACAATCTCTTGAAACTCTCCGGTCTCGCTGCCAAGACCTATAGCACCGCATAATAGCAATGGCATATTGACATTTGGGCCATGTATATATTCCCCGTCAGGTCCATATGATTCAAAATTTGCATCTAACCTATCTAATTGGTTCATAAATGTCGTTAGATCGTTACTTTCTTTGCTAGTAACAGCTTCAACAAATTTTTGGTATTTTTTTAAATCAATTTGATTATTCATACTAGATCCTTAAACATTTTTTTACGCCCGGTCTCCCCTAATATACTATCAAAGATTTCTCTAGTCCGTTGCAACATAGCACATGCTATCATCAATTGATCTTCTTTAGTATTAGTGTTAAGTAAAGCAGCATCAATGAGCGTCATAAGAGTCTCCATTCTTTTTTCTAGGGGATCAAAAGTATTATCGTCCATTAAAAGGCCTTTAAGATAATTATGTTAGAATTGAATCTGCCATTAGGGGCTAGGCTCACAGCTTTGATATCCTTAAAGAATTTACGGGCTGCCGGTTTGCTACCCATGATCTCTTTTATCTGAGATCCAGGCTTGCGTAGCGTCTTGATCTCACTTTGTTTAGTGCAAAAGCCTAGAACACTATTGCCTTTGACAGTAAGGCTCTTAGTGTATTCATCAGCGACATAGTGATGTAGTTTACGCTTCTTAGTGTCATATGCCCATGCCTCGCTGCAACCATGCAATTTAGTTGGGCTTATGCTAATTAATTCAAGACTATCAAGGCTATAGGTCTTGAGATACTTTAGTCCACGCACGATCTTTTCTACTGGCACATGCTTCTTAGCACGTGGCTTACGACCATGCTTTTTAAGACTAACATAACTATTGAGTTCTGATATAATCGATTCTATAGTGCTGATACAATTACGAATCTGAATCTTACCGAAATATTTGTAGCCTTCATTTAATTGCTCATCTTTGCCTGATTGTACTTCATAATACTCTTCTAATTTCTTGTTCCAGCAATCGGTCAAAATATTAATGTGTTGCGGAAGTATGTTATACTGGGTCAATATCTTGATCACAGCAATATTATTTTCTTTCTTGCAACCGTCTTTAATATAATCGTCCCAAAGACCTTCAAGCTCACCTCCAGCCATATGTGTCTTTTCGCGCATGATCTCTTGTACATTAGGTCGATTACTCAAAGACTTCTCAACAGCCACGATGACTTCTACAGTCTTCAACATACGCTCAATCTCAGCATTGAGCCTTTGAGTATGTTCTTCATTTTCATAACCACGCATGAAGCATCGTGCCAGATATCCATAAGTGCATATGATTTGACTATCGCTGACTCTACGAATAGTTTTTGCTTCTTGGGCTTTTCCCTTATATTCAAGATAGTGCGCTATGAATTCTCGGCAGTCTTTCTTGTCGTAGAAATGTCCATACCAAGTCAATGCACTACCCAATGATTGCCTATCATCAGTAAAAATAGGTTCGTGTCCCAAATATTTTGCATCAGGATCGCGTGGATGTAGTTCTTTAATTTCAGTAGATTTGCTACGAGCCATATAAACTCCAATTGTTCTATGATAATATATATTCTAGCACCTTTCTTTATGGGTGTCAAGTCCTATTTAGCCGCTGTCTTTATTGCTAAATACTACTATGCCCAAATTATCTCTTTACCGACCTACCAAACAGAATGATTACAGATTCATGGATAAGACCATATCTGAGATGCTTACTGTTGGTGGTACAGATTTATACATACACAAGTACATGGGCCCAAATGCACAGACACCAAGTCCGGATTATACTCAACCACAATATATAAGTCCTGATCCTACACAAATTCAAGATTTGCTGTTTTTAGAAAATCGCGACCGTGTATATGATCCGGATATTTACAGACTAAGAGGTCACTATGGCGTTCAAAATCTAGATTTCGATCTAAGCCAGTTTGGCTTATTCTTGAATAATGACATTATTTTTATTACCGTCCACTACAATGATATGATCGATATTATTGGAAGAAAATTGATGGTGGGCGATGTTTTAGAATTACCACACTTACTAGATTATAATCCATTAAAAGAAACTATACCAGTAGCATTAAAAAGATTCTATCAAATCACGGATAGCAATTATGCAAGCGAAGGCTTTAGTCAGACATGGTATCCGCACTTATGGCGAATCAAATGTGAGCCATTAGTTGATAGTCAAGAATTCAGTCAGATATTACAAGAACCAATCAACACAGATAATTACCTAGGCCAGTGGGATAAAGACCAAGTTTATCCTGCTGGTTATGTAATAACTTTTGGCGATAAGAATTACATTAGCAAGATAGAAGTTCCTGCAGGAACAACACCACCTAATGCAACTTATTGGCAACTTGATACAAATCAAAATCTAAAAGATATATTAGCAACATATAACAAAAATATAGACATTAACAACGCACAACTTGAAGAAGCAAAACGAATCGTGCCTAAAGCAGGATACGATAATAGTAAGCTTTATGTAGTACCTACATATGGTGTATATGAAAGCAATAATGTTTTATCAGGTAAAAGAAACCAACCTGCTCCTCCAGTTGATATCATATCAAGTTCAGCAGGTGCCCCTAGCACTACTGGTACAGTAGTATACATGCGCAATCCTAAATATAAGAACCCTAGCGTAGGAATAAGAATCAGCAAGGATGTGATCAAGAGCATATGGGATATGACTGCTGACATGGATATCAAGGACAAATTCGATAAGTTCGTACAAGCCAGCATTGAAGTCACTGAAAGCACCCCATATACTTTACCAGAGGGTTCAGGTTCTAGGGCATTAGAAGGTCAAAAAGTTTTATCAATCATGTCAACAGGACCTATCACTGGACCTTATGGCACTGCTGATAACACTTATGCGACTGCTGATCAAGACCCTACACAACCAGGCTTCACAGGAACCATAAGCACACAAATGGACTTTCGCGCAGACTGCGATCCTGCATATCAATATATTAGTAGAGCAAGTCCTAGAAGTTTTGGATACGAGACAGCATACCTATCAGGTGATGGAAAAGCGCCCAATGGTTACCCCTCAGGTGCTGGGATAAGTTTTCCACAAAATCCGCAGGTTGGTGATTATTTCTTGCGCATAGATTATTTGCCGCAGATATTATATCGCTGGGACGGACAAATATGGGTTCGTATATCTACGAATGTTCGAACTGATACTGGATTCACTGCTAATGACAAGGCACAGAAATCAACTTTCATTAACAACGAATCACAGATATTTGATAATAATGAAGAAAAACTAATACCTTCTGCACAGCCGTTGTCAAGTATCTTACAGTTGGCTCCTGACAACCTACCACCTAAACCCTAAGAGTTACTAATGGCACAATTTTTTTACGACAATCAGATACGCAGATTCTTACTACAGTTTGCTAAGATTTTTAGCAACTGGTATGTGACCAAAGGAAAAGATCCAAACGGTAATGATATCATGTCTCGCGTACCTATTATGTACGGTGATCAAAGTAGAATAGTATCTACAGTCATAGCCAATAATAGCGCAAGCAATCTGCCTAGCGCACCATTGATGACTTATTGGATAACTGGACTTGAGTATGATCAAAGAAGAATGCAAGAGCCTACTTTTATAGACAAAATAAATGTGCGTCAAAGAGCATATAATTCAGAAACACAAACATATGAACAGACACAGGGACAAGCGTTCACTGTTGAAAGACTAATGCCTGTGCCTTATACATTAAGAATGCAAGTTGATATGTGGACTACTAACTATAATCAAAAACTAGAGCTTATAGAGCAGCTAGGAACATTATTCAATCCTGCACTAGAAATACAAAGCACTGATAACTTTGTTGATTGGACATCATTAACTGTAGTATACCAAGACGGTATAACATTTAGTAGCCGTAGCATTCCGCAAGGTACAGGCAATCCCATAGATGTATTGAGTTGGAAGTTCTATATGCCAATATGGATCAGTACTTCAACTAAACTCAAAAAGATGGGAGTCATAAACAAGATCATTGCAAGCATTTATAAAGGCAAAGCACTACAAGATATACAGGATGAAGATTTGCTATTAGGCACAAGACAAAAAATAACACCATATGGATATAAGTTATTATTGATAGGAAATAAATTACAATTATTACCTGCAAATGAAGCATTTTATCCTCCTAACACAGATTTGAACGATCCTAGCCCACCGGATACCAATCTATACTGGCAGAGCTTACTTAATGTATATGGCAAATTCAAGCCTGGAATAAGTCAGATATGGTTACAGAATCCATATATGGAAGATGATATCGTAGGTACTATAGTGCCTGATCCTATAGATGACAGATTACTGATTTATAATATAGACCCTGACACACTACCACAAAACACGCTTGATCCAATAGATGCTGTGATTAATCCGCAATTATCTGGCCCTAATGCAGGTTTGCCTGGTCCTATAAACGGTCGTAGATATCTTATAGTTGAGAGCATAGGCAGTGAAGGTAATACCACAATTAGTTGGGGTAATCTGATTGCTCAGGCTAATGATATCATTCAATATGATTCTTCAACGAATTCTTGGACA